CCATCTGCTCCCAACGCATTTGTTGAGGGTATTATGGAAGGTAAAGAGTGGATTTGGAACAATGGATTAATACAAGAAGCCGAAGTTCAACAGATCAAAAACAACATAGAAGAAAACCATAGAACTGGAAACCCCACAGCGGATAGTTTAGAGTTTGCACGTTTTCTTCAAAAGTTATAACTTATAAATAACTTGTATAAACATTTAAAAGGAGCAATATCCCATGGCAAATGAATTAGATAAAACCATTGAGGAATTAGAGGCAGAAGTACTTGATGAGCTTGAAGAAGCTAATGGTCAAGATGCCCCTATGAAATCAGCTGGTAAAGCCGACAAAATGGACTCAATACCTGGCGAAGTTCAAGATACAGGAAATCCTGTAGTATCACCAGATCAAAAAGACGCCGCCGCTAAAAAGATTGCAGCTAAAGCAAAAAAAGTTAGTGGAGATGCATCACAAAAGAGTGCTGGTAAATCAGACTCTATGGATAAACCAAATGACGGAGAAGGAAAAACTGCTAAATCACTTGCAGCTGGATTCGAAGCAGAAGGTGATGAAAATCTATCTGAAATGGACAAAATGGAAATGGACAAAGAACCTAAAACCAAAATGGAATACATGACTGCTATGAAAGATATGATGATGGGTATGGACAAAATGAAGAAAGAAAAACTTCATTCAACATACAATGCAATCAAATCTGCAATGCACCCAGAAGGCGCACACGAAGAAACAGAAGAAGAAAAAGAAAAATCTGAAGCTGTGGAAAATCGTCTAAAGTCTATTGATGTATCTGAGCACGTTGAAGCATTAATGAGTGGTGAGGGTGACCTTTCCGAAGAATTTAAACGTAAAGCTGCAACAGTATTTGAAGCTGCCGTTAAATCAAAAGTTCGTTCTGAAGTTGAAAGAATGGAAGACGAATATAAATCTGAACTGGAAGAAAATATAAATGCAACAAAGGAAGGATTAACTGAAAAAGTTGATACTTACTTAAACTACGTTGTTGAAGAATGGATGAAAGAGAATGAGTTGGCTATCGAAAGAGGCTTGAAAGGCGAAATCGCTGAAGACTTTATCTCTGGTTTAAAACAATTGTTTGAAGACCACTACGTTGATGTTCCAGATGAAAAATATGATGTGCTAGAAGCACAATCTGAAAAAATTTCAGAACTAGAAGGTAGAATTAACGAAATGATGGAAGAGCAAATCCAGTCCAAGTCTGTTAATGCTACACTAGTGAAGGAACAAGTCTTGTCAGCACTTTCTTCTGACTTGGCTGAAACAGAAATTGAAAAGTTTAAGTCATTAATTGAAGATGTTGATTTTTCTTCTGAAGAATCATATCATCAAAAACTTAGTACTCTAAAGGAAAGTTATTTCCCTAAGACTTCACAAGTTTTGACTGAAACGCTAGATGATGTAGAAACTGGTATCGCACAGGACATTGACACTTCCGACTCAATGGCTGCATATATGTCCGCTATTGGTCGAACAGTTAATAGTGCAAAATAAACAATTTATAAATAGTAGAAATTAAAAAGGAGAAACAAATGTTTCAAACAGAACATCTACAAGAAAAGTGGTCGCCAGTCCTTCAACACCCTGATTTACCAGAAATCAAGGATAGTTACAGGCGTGCCGTTACTACAATTATCTTAGAAAACCAAGAAAAGGCTCTAAGAGAAGACAGAAACTTCTTAGGTGAAGCTGCTCCAACATCTGCAACTGGTGGTTCAGTCGATAATTGGGATCCAATTTTGATCTCATTAGTAAGACGTTCTATGCCTAATCTTATCGCATATGATATCTGTGGTGTCCAACCAATGACTGGGCCAACAGGACTTATCTTTGCAATGAGAGCAAGAGGTCTATCACAAGCTGGTGCTGAAGCACTTGCAGACGAACCTTCAATGTTATCAAACCAAGACGCTGGTTCTGATACTGGTGGTGGTGACATCTCTGGAACTAATCCTTCTGTATTGAATGACAGTCCTGCTGGTACTTATACTAGTGCAACTGGTATGACAATTGCACAAGGTGAAGCATTAGGTGATACTACAACTAACGCTTTCGCAGAGATGGCTTTCAGTATTGAGAAACATACTGTTACTGCTGTAACAAGAGCTCTAAAAGCAGAATATACTATGGAACTTGCTCAAGACTTAAAAGCAATTCATGGTTTAGATGCTGAAACAGAACTTGCAAACATACTATCTGCTGAAATTCTTGCAGAAATAAACAGAGAAGTTGTAAGAAACATATATGTATCTGCCGTTAAAGGTGCATCATCAAACACAACTACTGCTGGTATATTTGACTTAGATACAGACTCAAATGGTCGTTGGTCAGTTGAGAAATTCAAAGGTCTAATGTTTGCGATTGAGAGAGATGCTAACGCTATTGGTCAACAGACTCGTAGAGGAAAAGGTAATATGATACTATGTTCTGCTGATGTTGCTTCTGCACTTCAAATGGCTGGTGTTCTAGATTACACTCCTGCTCTAAACAACAACTTGAATGTTGATGATACAACAACAACATTTGCTGGTGTTATGAATGGTAGATATAAAGTATATGTAGATCCATATGCTTCAAACGTATCTGCATCACAATACTATGTTGTAGGATATAAGGGAAGTTCTCCTTATGACGCTGGTATGTTCTATTGCCCATACGTTCCATTGCAAATGGTTCGTGCTGTTGGTGAGAATACATTTCAACCAAAAATTGGTTTCAAAACTAGATATGGTATTGCTGCAAACCCATTCCACACAGGAACAAAGGCTGCCGGTGCTGATGGTGCGATTTCAATTACTAGTGCAACTAACAAGTATTACAGAAAAGTTAAAGTTTCTAATCTTATGTAATATCGGTTTTAACCAACCTAAAACAGAGAGGGGATTTATTCCCCTCTTTTTTTTGTTATAAATAGTAGTATGACAACATTAACATCTCCATTATCAAGACAACCAACTGTATTAGATTATAGTAGTCCAACGCAGTTTAAATTTGGTATAAATCAACTACCAAAGGTTGAGTTCTTTACTACATCTGCAAACTTACCTGGCATAAGTTTAGGTGAGTTAATTATACCTACACCATATACAGATATTCCTTTAATTGGAGATAAGATAACATACGAAAATCTTTCAATATCTTTTATAGTAGATGAACAACTAGAAAATTATATTTCCATACATAATTGGTTGTTAGGTATTGGTTTTCCAAAGAATAGAACGCAGTTTACAGATTTTCGTTCAACTGGTTCTAATACTCCTACTGCTGGAGCTGGTGGAAATACTGATATTGGTAAAGTGGGTAAAGCTACTGCTGATAGGTCTTTTTATTCAGATGCAACTTTAACAATTTTGTCTAACAAAAATAATCCTATAGTAGAAGTAAGATACTCTGATTTATTTCCAGTATCTTTAACTGGATTAGATTATAACCAACAAGCAACAGACGTAGAATACCAGACGGCAACGATTGATTTTCGTTACAAATTATATGAAATAGTGACTTTATAAGTGAGATAATATGACCCTTGACGAATTGAAACTACAAGTCCAAAGAGACTTGAAAGTAGATAATGAACACCTAGATACCGAATCATTAAAAAACCAAGAAATTAAAGCAAACTACCTAGACTACAAATCTAGATACGAACTTCTTTTGTATAAAGCAAAAGGGGATTATAAACGAATGTATCGTGAGAAATGGGAATACTATGGTGGTAAAGCTGATGCAAAGATTTATGCAACAAAACCTTTTGACCTCAAAGTATTGAAGACAGACTTAGCAGTCTATATTTCCTCTGACGAAGAAATTATTAATGCAGAGAACAAAGTAGGATATTTAGAAACAGTAATAGACTATATCAAAGGAGTTATCAAGTCAGTTGATAATCGTGGTTGGGATATTAAGAACGCTATCGAGTGGAGAAAGTTTGAAGCAGGAGTGACATACTAATGGTGGAATATATAGATAATTTTTTAGAAGAACACATTGCACAACTGATTGATATGCAACTAAGAGAAGTGTCTTGGAAATATGATTATGATTCTGTAAAGGGTGGTGCAAACAAACATTGGCACGTTTTCTTAGGACACAAAGTAGGAGAACTAGGAGATATTTTACCTATTTGGAATAAAATAGATGAACAATTTAATAATGAAATGGAAAGAGCTTATCTAAATGCACACACTCATGGAATAGAACCACACA